TTCATCATATATTTGGGTTTGTAATTATTGAGATAAAGGATAAAGATACATTCTTCGCTAGACAAGTAACGGCTGATGATAGAACTGGGTCATTTAATGATTTGTATTATAATGTTACTGGTGGCGTTGTTAATAAAAATGATAGTATTGAAGCGATTGTATTTGGTGATATTCATTATGGGCATCATGACCAAAGAGTCTTAGATAAAACATTTGAGATGTTAAGCACTATAAAGCCTAAGCATGTGATATTACATGATGTATTCGATGGTAATTCTATCAGTCATCATGAAATGAAGGACCCATTTGTTCAGTATGGTAAAGAAGTATTAGGAACCAATTCAGTTGAGAAAGAAATCAATTTAATGTTAGATGGGTTAAAGTCTTTTGAAAAATATGATAATGTTGTAATTGTAAGAAGTAATCACGATGATTTCTTAGACCGTTGGTTAAAAAATGAAGATTGGAAAAAACAACCAACAACTAAAAATTCATTAGCTTATATGGAATATAGTACATTATTACTTAAGCAATATGCTGAAGACCCATATAAGGTTAAAGGAGTTATACCAGCAATTATTAACCAAAAGTTTCCTAAATTTATTACATTAGGTAGGAGTGCATCATATAGAGTTAAAAATTGGGAATTGGGTCAACACGGAGATGTTGGGTCAAACGGCAGTCGAGGTTCTTTACTTCAGTTTAGAAAATTAAATACAAAGATAGTTGTTGGTCATTATCACACACCAGGCCGAAAAGATGGAGCGTTAGCTGTAGGAACTTCAACTAAAATGCGTGTTGGTTATAATATTGGACCTAGTTCATGGTTACAATCACATGTAATTATACATAAAGATGGAAAGGCTCAACACATATGTTTTATTGATGGTGAGTTTTCAACATTAAAATAAAAAAATGGGACAAAATTTAAGTGGAAATAAATCGTTAGTAATTGGATTGGACTTTGATGGTACGTGTGTGACACATGCGTACCCAGAAATCGGAGAAGATATTGGTGCTGTTCCAGTCTTAAAACAAATCTTAGCAAATGGACACAAATTGATGTTATGGACAATGCGTGGTAATAAGAATCAAAAAGAACGTCAAACATTATCCGAAGCTGTTGATTGGCTTAAAAAGAATGATATTCAATTATGGGGTATAAATAACAATCCAACCCAAACAGCTAGTGGTTGGAGCAACAGTCACAAACAGCATGCGAATCTTTATATAGATGATGCAGCTTTAGGTGCACCATTAAAGTTTGATTTAGAACTAAGTTCGGCACCATTTATTGATTGGGTTAAGGTAGAGGAAATTTTAAAAGAAAATAATATTATATAATATTTGAATAATGAGAGAAACAGCTGGAATATATTTAGTTAATAAAGAAGGGAAGATTTTGATGTGTCATCCGACAAATCATAGGTCAGATTTTTATAGCATTCCAAAGGGTGGGGTTGATGAAGGTGAAACATATCTTGATGCCGCAATAAGAGAAACATATGAGGAAACCAATATCAGTGTTTCAGATTTTAATGTAATACATAAATTACCACCAAGTATACATAAAAAGGGTAAAAAAACATTACATTCATTTATTCTATTTGAAATAGAGAATCCATTTGATTTTAGTGAATTTGATATTAAGTGCAATTCAAATGTTCCAGAAGAAGAAGGTGGTTTTCCAGAGATGGATGGTTTTAAATGGGGAAGTTTTGAAGAAGCTAAAGAGCAGTTACATTCTGCACAAGGAATTAATATTGTAGAAATTGAAAATTTATATAAAGAAATAACAAAATGAGTGATTTAGTAAAATATCCAGTAATTAATGGTTTTTACAGACATTATAAAGGTGGTACATACCAAGTAATAACAATGGCGGTACACACCGAAACACAAGAACCGCTAGTGATTTATAAATCGATTCTGTTTGGTTCAATTTACGCTAGACCACTAAGCATGTGGTTTGATTGGGTTGAGATTGATGGGACTGATGTAACACGATTTGAATTAGCTAAATAATGTGGTATATTTATATAGTAGAATGTTCTGACGGAACTCTCTACACTGGTATAACCACTGACATCAATCGGAGGCTCTTAGAACACAATTCTGGAAGAGGTGCTAAATACACAGCGAATAGACGACCAGTTGTTTTAAGAGCTTCATTTGAGGCTAAAAACAGAAGTGAGGCTTCAAAAGAAGAATATCGAATAAAAAAACTTTCAAGATTAGAAAAACTTAAACTTATATGAAAACTAAAACACTAGAATTTGGACCGTATACCGTAAAGATTGATTATGATATGATAACCAATGAAATAAATGTAGATATAATTGATGAACTCGGTGAAATAATCGAGGGAATAAACGTTAAGGATGACGATGATGATGAAGAATCCGAAGATGAAAGTCCTTTAGGTGCTGATTTTAGCCTTAATTAATGAAAAGAGTAATATATAACTACCTTTCAAATATTTTTTTTATAGATGGAAATAATATTTGTCGAATAGAAAGAAACAATATACTATCATCAAATGCTTTGGTTGAAGAACTTGGTGCGGTTTTTGGGATGACCAAAAAACAGCTTAAATGGTATGTTAAAAGCTGGGTTCGAAAGCAAAGTAAATCATTTTCATTTAACAGATATTGGACACCACCAAAATTCTCAAGTTTTTTTCCGTTAGTTAAACGACTTGCCGCTCAAACGATAGCAACGGATTTGGTTTCGGTTCAACCCTTAGCGGCACCATCTGGGCAATTAATGTATCTTGATTACACATATAACGCGGAACCAGACCAAGATGTTGTTTTTGCCCCCTATATACCACTATTAAGAACAGAAGTATTAGACGAAACGTTCGTTCCAAGCTCTGGAATAACATCAAGATATACAAGAAGGCGTGTTGATTCAAGATTTTATCAACAAATAAATTTGGTGGATTAAAATAAAAGAGTATATTTGCAATATGTTTGACATACTAAGAACAAGAAAGGGAAGATTAAAGGATAAAATAATGTACGAATTGGAAAAAGAAAATCCAAGCGTTGACGTTATTCTCAAATATGTTGATGACTACGAAAAAGCTAACCTTGAGACAATAACAAAGCTCAAGAAAGGTAAGAAGGTTGAAATCAATAGGATTAATGGTGCCTTAAAACAAACTATAAATGCCCACTCAATAATTACTAAAGAATTAATAGGGAGTGCTTCCAAACGAATATATGGAGCATTATTAGTTAACGAAAAAAGTAAAAAAGAAAAATTTTATGAAAAAATTAGTAGTATTTATCATACTTTTGTTAATTCATTGATATTTATAATAAAATTACAATTCATGAAAGAAAATAAAAGTAAAATATCTGTAACTATATCTAAAGTTAACGATAAGAAATTGAATGATAAGTCTATTAATAAATCAAAATTAATAGATAAACTACTTACAGATTATTTTAAAAATGGTGAAAAATGAGTTGCGTTTTAAATAATGAAAACTACCAAAAAGGGGTAACTAACGTTATTTATGGATTGTTAGAACCATCAACTCATGAAATTAGATATGTGGGTAAGGCGATTAATTTAGACAATAGAATTAGAAAACATTTACAACCATCTAAATTAAAAGAATCCACGCATAAAAACAATTGGTTAAAAAAATTGATAAATGATAATCAAAAACCTATAGTTGTTATTTTAAAAAAATGTGATAATGAGATAGAACTTAATGAATCTGAAATCGAATTAATAAAAGAATACAAAAAATTAGGTTGTAAAATAACTAATAGTACTGACGGTGGTGATGGTGGAAAGTTAAATAGTGATATTATAGATAAAATGAAAGAAACTAAAAGACTAAATAAACAAGAATCTTTTTGGTTAAATAAAAAATTATCTAAGCAACACTGTAAAAATATTTCAGATGGTAAAAAAGGTTATGTTGCTTCTGAACAAACTAGAAAAAAATTAAGTGAAAGTTTAAAAAATAAGAATACTTGGAGTAAAGGTAAGAAACTTAGTAAAGAAACTATTGATAAAATGGTGGAAGCTAGATTAGGTAAACCAAAAAATAAACGTGAAGTGTATCAACTAGATTTAAGTAATAAAATAATAAAACTATGGTCATGCCCATATGAAGCTGAAGAATATTTTAATTTGAGTAGGAGTAAAATCCATAGTGTGTGTACGGGTAAAAGAAAAACAACTGGTGGGTATAAATGGGTATACAAAGATGAATTTAAGGACACATTACAAAAGAGTTAATCAGTAGCGCTACCAAGCGAATATATGGTGCGTTGCTGGATGAAAAAAAAGAAAGTTTTTTAAAAAGATTAATAAATAAATTATGGAAAATAAAATTACGAGATTAGCGGTCTTCGACTTTGATGGCACTCTTTTAGACACTCCGTTACCAACAGATGAAACAAAGGCCATATACAAAGAGAAAACTGGAGAAGCTTGGGCACATAAGGGTTGGTGGGGTCGTAAAGAAACACTTGACCAAGATATCTTTGATATGCCAGTTATTGATAGTGTTATAGCTGATTACAAAAAAGAAAAGGCTAAAGATAACACACTTGTTATTATGCTTACAGGTAGAATCAAAAGACTATCAGATGAGGTAGAAAGTATCTTAGAATCTAAAGGATTAAAGTTTGATGGTTATTACTACAATATGGGTGGTAGCACATTAGATAACAAGATTCATACAATGGAAAACCTGTTAATTAAATACCCAACTATTACTGAAATACATTGTTGGGATGATAGGTTAGAGCATATTCCACATTTTAAAGCTTGGGGTAAAAAACTTGATAATGTTGATTTTAAAATAACAGTAGTTGAAAGTGGACATCATTAAACTCACAT